TTCAAGTGACTTTTCATTTTCTTATCTCCTCAACTATTAATATTATAGGCTTTTTGCATATAAATGTAAACAAAAAAAAGATAAAAAATAAAATAAATCCTAAGGCTTTGCTTTATAAGTACTTACGGGAGCTTTTTTTGAAAATAATTATTTACTTATTTTATAAAGGGTGTATAATGCAAAAGCATGGTTAGGAAAGATGGAAAAAAGAAAAAGGTCGACAAAAGAAAAGGCAAGAATGGTAAACTAACAATAAAAGAGGAGTTGTTTAAAAACGAATACCTCCTCAATGGGTTTAATGCTACTAGAGCCTATATGAAAGCTTACCTATTAGAAGAAGAGGATTACAATTCTTGTGGGGTAGCTGCGTATGCAATGATAAGAAACCCAAAGATACGCAAAGAGATTGATGCACAACTCACTAAAACATTTACAAAGATGGAAGTCAGTAATGAATTATTGATTGCCTCCTACGTCAATCAAGCATTCTATGATGAGAGGAGTTTCTTTGATGAGGATGGTGAGTTCATTGGAATGCAGAACTTAAATATAGTTCAGCAGATGTGTATTGAATCCATAGATACTAATGATAGATATGATAAAGATGGAAACCATATAGGGACAACCACAAAAGTAAAGTTCTATTCAAGGAAGCAGGCAATGGATTCATTAGCAAAGTACAAGGGATTAATAACAGATAACAACAACAATACATTTGTATTCAATCAGGATAATAGAAAAGTTGAATTAACGATAGCATCAAATAAACTAAAGGAGCGACTGGGTGTTGACAGAATTATTGAACTCAACAAACAACTCAAAGACCCTAGCAAATAAAGATAAGACAGAAGTATCAGAAGAGCTTATCAAAATGGTTGGGGCAGAGGTATCGCTCAAGTTATTCATTGAGCAAGCCTGGCATGTAGTAGAACCATCAACACCCTTTATTGATGGATGGCATTTGGATGTTATCTGTGAACATCTGGAAGCTGCACAGAAGGGACAAATCAAAAGACTGATAATCAACATCCCACCTCGTCATATGAAATCATTAGCTGTAAGCGTATTCTTCCCATGTTGGGTCTGGATTAACGACCCAGCTTCTCGATGGTTATTCTCTTCCTATGCACAAGACCTCTCAACAAGAGATTCATTAAAGTGTAGACGACTTATACAATCATTGTGGTATCAAGCGAACTGGTCAGGCAAGTTTGAGATAACAAGCGACCAGAACCAGAAGACACGATTCGAGAACAACCACACAGGAGTACGACTATCAACCTCTGTAGACTCATTGGCATGTGGTGAGGGTGGTGATTACATAGTAGTTGATGACCCACACAATACTAAGCAAGCAGAATCAGAACTGAAGAGAAACAATGTTCTGTTATGGTGGGATGAGGTAATGAGTACACGACTAAACAATCCAAACACTGGTAGAAAGATAATCGTTATGCAGAGACTACACGAATCAGACCTCACTGGGCACATCTTAGAGAAAGAGCTCGATTACGTTCACTTGATGTTACCTGCTGAGTATGAGAAGGATAGGAAGTGTACTACTGTTCTGTTTGAAGACCCACGAAAGAAAGAAGGCGACCCACTGTGGGATAATCTATATAACAAGACAGCACTAAGAAATCTTAAAAAAGAGTTGATGTCTGAATACGCTATCTCAGGACAATTACAACAAAGACCTGCTCCTCGTGGTGGTGGCATGTTCCAGATAGATAAGTTTCAGATAGTGGGAGCGATTAACAAAAAGGAGATATTAAGGAGTGTTAGATATTGGGATAAAGCAGGGACAGAGGATGGTGGAGCATTTACAGCAGGAGCGTTAGTACATAAGATGGTAGATGGTTCTTTCATAGTAGCTGATAGGGTAAAGGGGCAGTGGAGTGCGGGGAAGAGGGAGAGGATAATAAGACAAACCGCCGAAGTGGATGGAAAAGAAGTTAATGTGTGGGTAGAACAAGAGCCAGGGAGTGGAGGAAAAGAGAGTGCAGAAAATACAATTAGAGGTTTAGCAGGTTACAGGGTGAGGGCTGATAAAGTGACAGGTGCTAAAGAAGTAAGGGCTGAACCATATGCTAATCAAGTAGAGATAGGAAATGTATCATTATTAAAAGCAGAATGGAACAAAGACTTTCTATATGAGCATGAATCATTCCCTGTTGGTAAGTATAAAGATAGTGTGGATGCTACTGCAGGAGCGTTCAACAAACTAATAGCTCAGAAAGCGAGGGTTGGGACATGGGGAGGAAAGAAGTAAATGGCAACTAAAACAACAAACAGGATAAAGAAGAGTGGAAAAGTGGATAGTGATGGGAATGGTAAGTTTGACCTCCTCACTAACAAGGCGAAGGGAGAGCTACTCAACCTTTTCCATCAACAGACAACACGAAGACAATTAGCAAACAGACTAGGATTAAGTTTTAAAGATGACAACAGAGATACTTATAAAGCTCTGGGATACCCAGTTCAATTGGACTTTACTCATTACTGGGCATTCTATACAAGAGAGCATATAGCGAAGAGGGTGGTGGATGCCCCTGTTGATGCTTGTTGGCAAAAGCCCCCTGAAATAACAGAGAATGTAGCAGATGGAGAAGAAACCGAATTTGAGAGAGCATGTAAAGACTTGGTAGATGAAAGAAAAATCTGGCATTATATGAGTAGGATTGATAAGCTGAGTGGTATTGGAGAGTTTGGTATTATGTTGTTAGGGTTTGATGGTGAACAAAGTCTGGAGGAAGAAGTAGACTCTGCCACTAAACTCCTCTACATTCGACCATACAAACAGGATAATGTGTTCATCAAGTCTTACGAAGAGGATATGACAGATGAGAGGTATGGTCTCCCTTCAGTTTATTCATTGAAAGTAACTAACGCTCAAGGTGGAGTGAGTGAGACTCTGGTACATTGGACTAGGGTTATTCATATAGCAGACGAGCTACTGGAAGACGATATACTAGGAACTCCAAGACTGATGAATGTTTACAATCTGATTGCTGGGTTACATTTAGTGGCTGGGGGTAGTGGAGAGATGTTCTGGAGAGGAGCATTCCCAGGCATGGCTTTCATACTTGATAAAGATGCTGAGTTTGACCCTAATCAAGATTCTACTTCCTTGAACAATGAGATAAATGACTACATACACGACCTTAACAGAACTCTTAAACTACAAGGAATGGATGTTAAGAATCTAGCACCACAAGTGGCTGACCCTTCTAAGACCGTTGAGGTATTGATTACATTGATAGCAGGAGCCAGAAACATTCCAAAGAGAATACTTGTAGGAGCTGAGAGAGGTGAGTTGGGAGGTAATAGAGATGAGAACGCTTGGACTAAGAAGGTGAGGGAGAGACAGACTAACCATTGTATTCCTATGATGGTTCGCCCTTTCATTGACCGCCTTATGGAACTTGGTGTTTTACCACCCTCTGAAGATTATAAAGTGGTGTTTCCTGATATATCAGTTCCTACAGAAGAGGAAGAGGCGAAGGTGGCTGAGACTAAGGCTAAGACCCTTGCTGTTTATAGTAACTCAATGGGAGCTCAGGAAGTAATGCCACCAGATGTGTTTCTCAAAGAAGTAATGGGATTTGATGATGAGATTATAGAAAAGATAGATGAGCAGTTGGGAGAGATGATGGAAAATGATTTAGAGGACGAGGAGAAAGAAGCTAAGATAAGAAAAGAGATAGAGGACAGCTTGATTAAAGAGGGGAAGAATAAGATAGCGAGGGATAAGGCATTGGCAGATATTACTCAACAAGGACAAATGGAGGAGTAGGAGGGAGAGTGAATGGCTGAAACATTGAACTGTAGGAATGAGGATTGTCCATCAAAGAGAGAATGCAAGACCCATGAATGTATAGATAGAGTAGCAATCGTGGAGGAGACTGTTGTTTATAAGTTTGACGAGTGGACAGGGAGATGTGGACATTGGATTCCATTTGGTGTTTTACCACCCTCTGAAGATTATAACAAAGAGTGAAAGGAGGAGAAATAATGTTACCAGCAGGTTTATTCTTTTTATTACTGTTGTTGTTGTAAAGAGGACAAAGATGAATGACTTGGAGAAGATTATTGCAGAAATCAGAGAAGACAGGGATATCTGGAGAGAGATAGGCGAAAAACTTCAAACGATAGAGTATTTGAGGGAGCGTAAGTTTGTGTTTGAAATCAGGAAGGGTGATACTGTGATTGTTAATAATCTAGAATCCTTGTTTAAATTAATTGAAGGGTATGGAAGGACAGGGAGCAAATATATCGTTAGGGGAGGAGAAGAGAATGATTTGGATAAGAGAGAGAAGAAGGTTTTTTGCAATTTAACTATAGATTAAAGTCACCACATACAGAGGAAAGATAGTTTTAAACTCAAAAAGGAAGGGAGTTGCAAATTATGTTGGAAACCAAAGAATGTGTTGTAGAAAAAGCAATAGAATTATTTGTAGAAGCTGTTGAGTTATCTCCTGATTTGGAGATACTAGGGACAGCAACTCCTGCA